GATTCCCTCCCCGCGATTTTTCCTCGCGATCTTGAAACGACCGAATTAGCGATTCTCACTCTCCGTTACAGACGCCCCTGTAACGCTCTGTAACCTTGCATCTGTCACGCAGAGTGAACGTCTTCAGTGCACATGTTGGCGCCCGTCTCTGATCCAGACGGGAAGGAAGGCCCGAGTCTCCCGGCTCGGGCCTTCCGCATTTCCGGGAGGCACCGATGGCTGACGTTGAGCCCTTCACCTGCGTGGACTGCGGTACGGCAGGAGAGCAGAACAGGCGCGGGCGCAAGAAGCTGCGCTGTTCCGTGTGCAACAAGGCCCGTGCCGCGGCCTTGGACGGCAACCGTCCGTGGGCGGTCAGGAAGGCAGGGCGGTCCACTGCCCGGTGCACGGGATGCGGCGCTGACTACCCGAGGTACCGACGAGATCAGCAGTGGTGCTCGCTGGCGTGCGCGAACCGGAACAAGCGACAGGCCGGGCCACGTGGGGGGCTTTCCCCTGAGGCCCGTGAGCGTCAGCGGTTGTACTGGCAGGCGAAGAACCGGCGTCGGCGGGCTGCGAGGCGCGGCGGCGTATCGGAGCCGTACACGCTGGCGGAGATAGCCGAGCGGGACGGCTTCCGGTGCGCGCTCTGCGGCGACGCAGTGCCGATGGACGCGAAGGTGCCGGGGCTGCTGGCTCCGACGATCGACCACATCGTGCCGGTGTCTCGGGGCGGAGACGACACCAGGGCGAACGTGCAGCTGGCGCACTTCAGCTGTAACAGCGCCAAGGGGGCTCGGGACATCAAGCGCCTGGCCCTGTCTCTCCAGGGGGGCGGCAATGGGACCTGTTGAGCGAGGGGTGCTGGCGGACATCGAGCGGCTCGGCGTGGACCCGGCTGCGTCCGGCTTGGCCGCCACGGCTCTCGTGCTGGCAAGGGCGATGGACGAGGCCGAGGAGCCGCGGGAGGCCGCTGTGGTGGGTCGTGAGCTGCGGGCAGTGCTGGCGCAGATGGGCGTGAAGCCGGCGGCGGCGCCGAGGAAGGACATCGTCGATGAGCTCAGTTCTCGACGGCCCAAGCGACGCAGCGCGTGAGCTGATCGGTGATCAGCGCCCACGGATTCTGTCCGCCCCGGAGAGCTTCTCGTCCCGAGGGCAGGAAGCGGTGGAGCTGGCCGCCTACGCGGGGCTCCAGCTGGACCCCTGGCAGCAGTTTGTGTTGGACCAGGGACTCGGCTTGAAGGAGGACGAGGAGCACTGGTCAGCGTTCGAAGTGGCGCTCATCGTCAGCCGCCAGAACGGCAAGGGCGCGATCTTCGAAGCTCGGGAACTGGCGGGCCTGTTCCTGTTCGGCGAACAGATGATCATTCATACCGCCCATGAGTTCAAGACTGGGCAGGAGGCGTTCCGCCGCGTCCTGGCCCTTGTCGAGAACTCCGATGACCTGCGTAAACGCGTAGCACGAGTGCGCACCTCGCACGGCGAGGAGGGGATCGAGCTGATCGGCGGCCAGCGGCTGCGCTTCCTCGCCCGCTCAGGTGGGTCCGGCCGTGGGTTCAGCGGCGACTGCGTCATCCTGGACGAGGCAATGATCCTCGGCGACGCCGCCATGGGCGCGCTGCTCCCCACGATGGCGGCCCGGCCCAACCCTCAGCTCTGGTACGCAGGGTCAGCGGGCATCGGGCCGCTCTCCACTCAGCTTGCGCACGTACGGCGGCGCGGCCTTGAGGGCAACGATCCGTCCCTGGCGTTCTTCGAGTGGAGCATCGATCCCCACGTCGTGGAATGCCCGGTGAACTGTACGGACCACGACGACGTGGACGATCCCCGTTCGTGGGCCAAGGCGAATCCGGGCCTCGGCATACGCATCACGCACGACTACATCGCGCGGGAGAAGCCGGCCATGGGGCCTGCGATCTTCGCGCGGGAGCGGCTCGGGGTGGGCGACTACCCGTCGGACTCGGCCGACACGTGGTCTGTGATCGGTGAGGACGCGTGGCGGGCGCTCGCGGACAGTGACAGCGGGGCGTCGGACCCGGTGGCGTTCGCAATCGACATGACGCCGGAGCGGTCGCACGCGTCAATCTGCATAGCTGGCGAGGCGGGCCCTGCGGTCCACGTGGAGGTCGTCGACAACCGGCCGGGCGCGGACTGGATCGTTGAACGGGCTGCTGACCTGCATCAACGCTGGAACCCTCGGTGCTGGGTGGTGGATGCGGGTGGTCCGGCCGGGTCGCTGATCCCGGAGCTGGAGCGGGCGCTGGGCGTCACGGTCGTCTCGCCGAAGGCCAGGCAGTACGCGCAGGCGTGTGGCTCGTTCTTCGACGCGGTGACGTCCGGCGACCTCGTGCACCTGGACCAGGCGCCGTTGGCGACCGCGCTGGCGGGGGCCCGCAAGCGGGATCTCGGCGAGGCGTGGGCGTGGTCCCGTCGCGGCGTCGGTGTCGACATTTCCCCGCTGGTCGCGGTGACGCTGGCCCGCTGGGGGTTGACGGCCGAGGTGGAAGAGCCCGAGGAGGAGGTGGAGCCGTGGGTCGCGTTCAGATGACGGCGCCGCGCGCCCGGCTCGGGGTCCTCCTCGGCGCTGTGGTGGCCGCGGTGGGCGTGGCGCTCGCCGCGGGGGTCGCGTTCGGGCTGATGGCCGGTGGGAGCTTCTTCGCCGCGTGGTGCCTGTTCGTGGCCGATGTGAGCCCTGCTGAGGGCGGCGGGAAGGAGGGGCGCCCGTGACGAGTCTGTGGCGGGCGGTACGCGGGCGCCCTTCCGGCGGTGGCCGGTCGATCAGCACGTTGGAGGACTACGCGGAGGCGTTGCAGCAGTCGCTGGGGTACGGGTCGTGGTCGACGGCCGGGGTGACGCAGACCCAGCCGGGGCAGGCCGCGGAGAAGACCCCCAGCGATTTCCCGTCGTACGCGCAGCTGTTCGCGACGAACCCGGTGATCTGGGCATGCATGAGCGCGAGGCAGGACGTGTTCTCGGCGATCCGGTTCACCTGGCAGCGGATGAACTCCACCGGGCCGAGCGAGATGTTCGGGACGACCGACCTGCGGTTCCTGGAGGAGCCGTGGGTGGGCGGGACCACACAGGATCTACTGGCCCGGGTGATCCAGGACGCGGACCTGGCCGGCAACAGCTACTGGGTGCGGGACGGCGACGAGCTGGTGCGGCTGCGGCCGGACTGGGTGCAGATCGTCCTGGAGCGCCGCGTACGGCTCGGTGGGGCGCTGGGGTGGCGGCGGCTGGGCTACCTGTACCAGGAGCCCGGGGAGGAGCCTGTGCCGCTGCTGGCGGACGAGGTGACGCACTTCGCGCCACGCCCGGACCCGCTGGCGACGTACCGGGGCATGTCGTGGCTGACGCCGGTGCTACGGGAGTCGACGAACGACAACCTGATGGCGGCGCACAAGAAGCGGTTCATGGAGAACGCGGCGACCCCGAACATGGTGGTCCGCCTGGCGCGCGAGGTGACGCCGGACGCGTTCGAGAAGTTCGTCGCCAAGATGGACTCCACCCACAAGGGTGTGGAGAACGCGTACAAGACGTTGTACCTGGGCGGCGGAGCCGACGTGACGGTGGTCGGCAAGGACTTCCAGCAGCTGGACTTCTCCACGGTGCAGGGCGCCGGGGAGACCCGCATCGCGGCGGCGGCCGGGGTGCCACCGATCGTGGTGGGGCTTTCGGAGGGCCTGAAGGCGGCGACCTACTCGAACTACGGGCAGGCCAGAAGGCGCTTCGCGGACGGCACGATCCACCCCCTGTGGCAGAACGCAGCTGGCTCGTTCCGGCGACTCGTCCGCCCTACCGGCCCGGCCGCGTCGGGTGCGGTGCGGCTCTGGTACGACGCCCGCGGGGTGCCGTTCCTACGGGAGGACCGCAAGGACGCCGCCGAGATCCAGGGCCTCCAGTCCCGCACGATCCGCGCGCTGGTCGACGCCGGGTACACCCCGGAGTCCGTGCAGCGGGCCGTGGACGCGGAGGACTGGTCACTGCTGGCTCACACGGGGCTGTTCTCCGTGCAGCTCCAGGCCCCGGGCAGTGACGGGCCGCCTACGACGCCCACACCACCTGAGGAGGGGACCTGATGGGCACCCTGCATCCTGCGGCGCGCGACCTGGAGAGGTCCGCGCCGTTCTCGTTTCAGCGGGCCGGCGACGGCGACGAGCCGGGTGACGGCCGTACGCTCTCCGGCTACGCGGCCGTCTTCGGGCAGGACACCGAAATCGACTCGTGGGAGGGCCACTTCGTCGAGACGATCCGTAAGGGTGCCTTCCGCAAGACGATCCGCGAGTCGGTTCCCGTGATGCAGTTCGACCACGGCCGGCATCCGCTGATCGGGTCCCTGCCGATCGGGCAGATCACCGATCTACGGGAGGACGACCAGGGCCTCCACGTGGAAGCGCGGGTCACGGACAACTGGTTGATGGCGCCCCTCAGAGACGCCATCGCCGAGGGCTCCGTGAACGGCATGTCCTTCAGGTTCGAGGTCGTCCGCGAGGAGTGGCGCGACGCGAACGGCAAGCTCGTCCGGCCAGAGGAGGTCCTCGACCTGCTGTGGATGCCGGGCGACCGCGGGCCGCTGCGGCGCGAGCTGATCGAGCTGAAGTGCCGCGAGCTGGGTCCCGTGGTATTCCCGGCCTACGCCGGGACGAGCGTGTCCGTCCGCGCCCGCGAGATGGCGGCAGGGCTCTCCGGTGACGGCGAGACACAGCGCCGCATCCGCCAGTCCCTGGCCCGCGACGCGGCCGTCCCGCAGATCCCGGACGACCCGCAGCTCCAGCGTGAGGTGGCCACCACTCTCCTGTTCCACACCCCACGCCAGCTCGCCGAGCAGGCGACGCAGGTGCCCCACCTGGTGGTCGACCTCTCGCGGAACGTCGACCCCGAGGCGATCGGCCGCAGCGTGGCCGAGGTCATCCGCCGACACCGAAGCGCGGCCGCGCCGCTCCCCGAGGAGCACCCGGCCACCGACCCTGAGACCCCTGATGGCGCGCCGCTCCGCAGCGAGCACCCGCCAGCCGAGAGCAGCACCGACGCGCCGCCCGCCGATGGGCACCCGTCGCCATCCCCCCGCACAGCACGCATGCGGTCCCAGCTCGCCGAGATCGGCCAGCTGATGGACGGCGTACTGGCGTCCATCGACACGAAGGAGAAGGGCTGATGCCCGAACTCACCCTGTCCCACCAGCAGGCGGTCATCCGTCTCAAGGACATCCGCGCCCAGCTCGAAGACCTGGAAAAGCGCGACCAGCTCACCGCGGAGGATGAGCGGCAGTTCGACGAGCTGACGCAGGAGTTCGCCCAGGTCGACGACCACCGCCGGCAGCTGGAGCGCCGCTCCGCTCTGGAGCGGGTGCGGTCGGCGACGCAGGCCACCGACCGCCGCCCGGCCGCCCTCGCGGTCGAGCGGGGCACCCCGGTCAACGGCCGGGACTCCTACGACCTCGACCCGGTCCTCAACCCCGACTCGGTGGAGGACTGCCGGTTCCGCAACCCGTGGGACCTCGACGGCGTGCGGACGTTCAGCCGCTCGAAGGCCGAGGTAGGCCGCGAGCTGCGCGCCCGTGCCCTGTCGGCCATCGAGAAGATGGGCGGCACCAACGACACCGTGCGGGCCGCGGCCACCGGGATCATCGAGCAGTTCGACGACGGGGACTCGCGGATCGCCCGCCTGTGCCTGGCGACGTCCAGCCCTGAGTACCTGCGCGCCTGGTCGAAGGTCGCGCGCGGTCACGGCCACATGATCTCCCCGGACGAGCAGCGGGCCCTGGAGCGGGCCATGTCGCTGACGGACAGCGCCGGTGGCTACCTGGTGCCGTTCCAGCTGGACCCGACCCTCGTCATCACGGCGAACGGGTCCCGCAACCAGATCCGCGAGGCCGCCCGCACGGTCGTCGCGACGGGCGACGTCTGGCACGGCGTCTCGTCCGGCGCCGTCGCCTGGTCGTGGGACGCCGAGGCGACCGAGGTGTCCGACGACGCCACCACGTTCGCGCAGCCGAGCATCCCCGTGTACAAGGCGGCCGGCTTCGTCCCGATCTCGATCGAGGCGCTGGAGGACGAGGCGAACGTGACCCAGGAGGTCGCCCGGCTCCTCGCGTTCGGCCGCGATGTCCTGGAGGCCGAGGCGTTCGTCACCGGCACCGGCGTCGGTCAGCCCACGGGCATCGTCACCGCGCTCGCCGGCACCGGGAGCGTCGTGTCGCCGACCACGGCGGAGACGTTTGCCGCCGCCGACATCTACGCCCTCGACGGCGCCCTGCCGGCCCGATACCGGGCGAACGCCTCGTGGCTGGCCAACCGCGGCATCTACAACTCCGTGCGGCAGTTCGACACGGGCGGCGGCGCGCAGATGTGGGAGCGGATCGGCGCGGACATCCCGCCGATGCTCCTGGGCCGCCCGGCCCTGGAGGCCGAGGCCATGGACGCCTCGTTCAACCCGGCTGCGACCGGCGACAACCAGCTGCTGATCTACGGCGACTTCTCGAACTACGTGATCGCCGACAGGATCGGCATGACCGTCGAGTTCATTCCGCACCTCGTTGGTGCCAACCGCAGGCCGACCGGTCAGCGCGGCTGGTACGCGTACTACCGCGTCGGCGCCGACAGCGTGAACGACGCCGCGTTCCGCATGCTCAACGTCGCCACGACCGCCTGATCCCCCACGGGCCCGGCCGCACCCCGGCCGGGCCCCGCCCGTTCAGCGACCACCCCCTTCAGGAGGACCCGGCCATGGCCGACAAGGACGACGAGAAGACCACCCCCGCGACCACCGGCACGCCCTCCACGGGCGGCCGCCGCGCCAGCCGCGACACCGAGGCCGCCGAGCCGGCCACGCAGGAACTGGCCGTCGACCCGGAGGAGCCCCGCATCGACCCGCGCCTCGACAACCGAACCGGCGACCAGCGGCCCCTGCTGGAGACCTTCCCTGCGAAGCCGCAGCAGATCGACGGGCCCGAGGTCGGCGAGACGCCGCCCGCCCGAGCGCGCGCCCGCAAGAAGGCGGTGGACGGCCCCCGCAAGGGCCGCCGCAGCCCCGGGCCGCACGGGCTCGGCGACACCGCCGACCAGGTCTGAGGAGCACACTCATGGCGATCAAGCGGGCGGCGGCGTCGTTCGTGGCCTACGTCGGCGGTGTACCGCGCATGGTCCACGTCGGTGACCTGATCGACGAGACCGACCCGATCGTGCGCGGCCGGGAGCACCTGTTCGGCGACATCGCCGACCACGTGACCCGCACGCGGCCCACCGTCGAGCAGGCGACCGCAGAGCCGGGCGAGCGGCGCAGCGTCCGCACCACAGGGCGCGGCGCCCGGCGCGGCGCGCAGCAGGAGTAGGAGGGAGCGGGCATGGCCTACGACCTCGGGGCAGTGGTGCCGCTCGGATGGACCGTGCGAGACGATGCGGGCACCCCGGTGAACGCCGGGGCCGTGACCCTCACCCTCGGCCTGCCGGACGGCGCCACGGTCACGGTGTCGCCGGTCGTGCCCGAGTCCACCGGCGTGTACGTGCACCGGTACGCCACCGTCCAGGCGGGCCGGCACACGGTCCGCTGGGTGGCGTCCGGCCTGAACGCGGGCGCCTACACCGACTCGTTCGATGTCCGGCCTGCTGAGCCTGCGGCAATCCTGTCGCTGGCGGACGCAAAGGCAATGCTGAACAAGACCACGGACGAGGCAGACGACGAGATCCGCGGGTGGATCGAGTCGGTCACCGCCGGCATCGAGGGCCTGTGCGGGCCGGTTGTGGTGCGGACCGTGGCGGAGCAGCACCGCATCCGGCACGCCGGCAGCATCGTCCTGCGGCGGACGCCGGTGCTGTCCATCACGTCCGTCGCTCCGGTCTTGACCGGCGGCGCCACCTACGCCGTGGACGACCTGGTCGTGGACCAGGCGACCGGCGTGGTGGAGCGGCTGGACGGCGGCACGCTGTACGGACCGCTGCGCATCACCTATGTGGCCGGGCGCCGCATCATCCCGGCCGCGATCACCGCGGCGGCGCGGATCATCCTCCAGCACCTGTGGCGCACCCAGCAGGGCCCGGCCCGGCCGCAGCGCGGTGTAGGCGACTACGACGTGAGCGAGCCCACGCCCGGCTTCGGGTACGCGATCCCGAACCGCGCGCTCCAGTTGCTGGAGCCGTACCGGCTGCCGCCGGGGGTGGCGTGATGGCCACCTCCGCGGTCCCGGCTGCGATCGACGCGCTGCTGGCCATCCTGCGCGCGGCGCCGGCGCTCGCCGGCGTGGACATCGTCGACGGGCCGCCGACGGGCGACATGTCTGCTGAGGACATCGTGGCGGTCGGCTGGCAGCCGGACGGCGAGGAGGCCGCCGCCTCGCTGGTGCAGGAGTTCGCGTATGCGGGCGCGCGCCGGCGGGACGAGGAGTTCGTCATCTCCTGCTGGCTGGAGTCCTGGACTGGTGACACCGACGTCCGGGCCCGCCGCGTTCGGGCATTCGAGCTGCTGGCCGTGGTGGAGGACGCGGTACGCGCGTCCGACGCAGCGCCGGAGGCGCCGACGCTGGGAGGCGCCGTTCTATGGGCCCACCTCACCGCGGGGACTCTGCGGCAGTCCTCCACCGACCAGGGCGTGAGGGTCGGCGTCGCGTTCAGCGTCGCCTGCCGCGCCCGCATCTGACCCACCCCACCTATCGAGGAGTTCAGCGATGGCGCGTGTGCGCTTCATCGGCCCGGAGCCGGTCACCGTGCCGGAGCTCGGGGGCCGCAGCATCGAGCCGGACCAGGTCGTCGAGGTACCGGACGACCGGTACGAGGGCTACATCTGCCAGCCGGCGACCTGGCAGCCGGTCGAGGAGCCGAAGGAGCCGGTGCCGGAGTCGGAGCCGCGGCCGGTCGTGCGCCGGGCTCGTGGCGAGAGGGAGCGTGAGGTCTGATGGCGATCGGATCGGGCCTTGGCGCCCAGCTCGGCATCGCGGCGGAGAGCAGCTACGGAACGTTCGTGGCGCCGACGCGGTTCCTGGAGTTCACGAGCGAGTCCCTCGTCCTGTCCAAGACCACCGCGCAGTCGTCCGGCATCGCGGCTGGCCGGCTGCTGGCGCTGTCGTCGCGGCGGGTGGTGACCCAGCGGCAGGTGTCCGGGTCGCTGAACCTGGAGGTCACGAACCGCGGGATGGGGCTTCTGCTCCAGGCGCTGATGGGGACGACGGTGACGCCGGTCCAGCAGGCGGCGACGACGGCGTATCTCCAGACGCACACCCTCGCGGACACGGCGGGCAAGAGCCTGTCGATCCAGAAGGGCGTGCCGCTGACGACCGGGGTCGTTACGGACAAGTCGCTGGTCGGCTGCAAGGTCACGTCGGCCGAGTTCTCGTGCGAGGGCGGCGGGATGCTCACGTCGTCCTTCGAGTTCGACGGGCGGGACTGCAGCGAGGCGCAGACGCTGGCTACCGCGTCGTACCCGTCCATGTCCCCGTTCCACTTCGGGCAGATGGCGCTGAAGACGGGCAGCTTCGGGGCGGAGACCGCGCTCGACGGGGTCCGCAAGGTGAGCGTCAAGATCGAGCGCCCGCAGGCGACGGATCGGTTCTACGCGAACCAGTCCGCCCTCAAGGCCGAGCCAATCAGCAACGACCTGGTGAAGATCAGCGGCAGCCTGGAAATGGACTACGTCGCCACGACGATCGACGACCTGCACACCTCCGACGGGGCGACGTCCCTGGTGTGGGAGTTCGTGGGCCCGATCATCGAGGGCGCCCACGCCGAGACGTTCCGGCTCTCCCTGCCCGCGATCAAGGTGGACGACGCTCCCCCGCAGGTCGAGGGGTTCGAGGTGGTGCGGCCCACGTTCAACTTCACCGGGCTGTACGACGGGACGAACCTCCCGGCCATCACGTACATGTCCACCGACAGCAGCCTGTGAGGTGACCCCGTGGCGCAGTCCGTCCGCATCACTGGGACCGGGCAGCTGTTGGAGCTGTCCCGGCGTCTGAGGGCCGCGGGCGGGCCGCGCCTCCGGGCGAACATGGTCCGTCGGGTCCGGCGCGCCGCTGAGCCGCTGCGCGCGGACCTTCAGCAGACCATCCGGACCCTGCCGATCCAGGCGCCGCCGCGGCGGGCCGGGAGCCGGGGCGGGTCCTCCCCGACGTCGCGTCCGCTGCGGGCGACCATCGCGGACGCCATCCGGATCTCCGTCCGGACCGGTGGGAACCCGGGCGCGCGGGTGTGGGTCGACAAGGGCGCGTTGCCGCCCGACCTGCGGAACATGCCTGCCGTCATCAACTCGGGTCGGATCCGGCATCCGGTGTTCGGCAACCGGCGGCGGTGGGTGACGCAGACGGCGCCCCCGCTGTGGTGGGACCGCACCGTCCGCCGCCACATGCCGCGGATGACCGCCGAGGTCGCCCGCATCGTCGACGACGTCCGCAACCAGATCACCTAGGAGCCCGCTTTGATCATCGTGTACACGCCCGAGGACGGCGAGCCGGAGCACTACGACGTCCGGTCGCTGCGGGTGTCGGAGGCGGCCATCGCGTCCCGGACCGCCGACATGAAGTGGGGCGACCTGAAGGCGGGGCTGGAGAACGAGGACCTGGAGGCGATGCGCTCCATCGTCTGGGTCATCAAGAAGCGCACGAGCCCGGCCCTGCGGTACGGCGAGTTCGACCCGGGCGTGGAGGCCATGGTCGTCCGCCTCGACCGGGACGAGGTCACCCGGTGGGTGGAGGCGTCCGCGCGGATCGCCGCGGCGGAGCCGGACCTCACGGCGGAGACGCTCGCCCAGATCCTCAGCCACATCCCCCCGACGGCGCTCGACCGTGAGCACGCCGATGAGCAGGTGGCCCGCGCCGTTGCCGAGTTCGAGGAGCGCGGCCCAAAAGATTCGGCGCCGGAGTCGCCGAGCGGGGACGAGAGCCCGACCCGGACATCGCCCGAGTCCGAGCCGAGTACCTCGGACTCTTCGCCCACGTCCTGAACATGCCGCCCGACGTCGTCGACCGGCAGCTCGTCGACGACTTCGAGGCGCTCGTCCTGTGGCTCGACCATTACCAGGCCCAGCAGGCCGCAGGAGGTGACTGACCGTGGCGGACTCCCGGCTCTCCTTCCTGCTGACCGGCCGCGATGAGCTGTCGCGCGTCCTGAACAGCGCGGGCGATGCGGCGCAGCGGCTCCAGCGGCGCCTGGCCGACACCCAGTCGAGCGGGTCGAACTCCCTCAACCGACTGTCGCGCGACGCCGACGGGCGCCTGCGGGACATGCAGGGCCGGTTCACCCGAGCCGAGGGTGCGATCAGCCGCAGCATGGAGGCGATGCAGGCGTCGCTGATGTCGCTGGCGCCGGCGGCGATTCCGGCGGCGGCCGGTGTGGCCGGGGCGCTGGCGCCGGTGGTGGCGCAGACGGCGGCGGCGGGTGCGGCGGCTGCGGCGTACGCGGTGGCGCTGGGCCCGCAGGTCGCCGCGATGGGCGAGGCGACCGAGGCGGAGAAGGCGTACCGGGACGCGGTCGCCGAGTCGGGTGCTACCTCGCAGGAGGCGGCCGAGGCGCAGGTGGCGTACACCCGGCGGCTCGCGCAGATGCCGCCGGCGACGCAGAAGGCGTCGGTCGCCCTGGGCCAGTTCCGGGAGCAGTATCGGGCGTGGTCGGACGCGTCAGCCGAGGACACCGTTACGCCGGTCACGCGCGCGTTCGCTGTGCT